CAGGCGCACAAGCGGAATATGATGTAAACCCACAACCGGACACAACGACAAGCGATGCCGGTTTAGATAGCAATACTACACAGCAAAGCGAGTGAAAACTATATGCCATTTGTAGAGCGCTTAATTGTCGAGGGAACCGCAGATTACATTACATTAGATGAAGTGAAGAAATGGTGTAAAGTCGAGCACGCCCTAGACGATGATATTTTAGAAAATCTAAAAGAGTTTGCGATCTATGAGGCTTATAATTTCATGCAAAATGATTTTGAATACACAAACGATGAAGGGGAGTTGGTACTAGAGCCAATTCCCTTTCATGTTAAATTGGCGTGTCTTATGTACATTGCTTATCTTTACGAGCATAGAGGCGATGAACCAACAGACATACCGCCAAACAGCATGAAATTATTGCAGCCTTATAAAAAGTTGGTTGGCTTATGAGCATAGGAAAAATGAAAGACCGAGTAACCGCTAAGAACAAAATTAAAGTTGACAATGGGCGAGGCGGTTGGACATATGACGAGCAAACGATTGGCGAGTATTGGGCGGAGGTTGCGCCGCTAAGTGCAAGAAACATAATTCAATACAGGCAAGCCGATAAAAACACAAATACATTAATAAAAATGCGCTATGATTCAAAAATTACAGTTGATACCGTTTTCTATGCACGTGGGAACCGCTATGACCTAGAAGAACTCATAGAGGAAAACGACTATCTAATAATGATGGCAGTAGGTGAGAAAATTGGCGAACAAAGTTCAATTTAGCCTTTCAAACAACTTGCAGACCATAGCACGAGACACGTTGCCACAAGCCTTTGAAAAAGCGTTATTAAAAAGCACGATCACAATCAGAAATAACGTGATTAAAAAACTTAGTGGACAAGGTACCGGCAGACTTTACCGAGTGCCGGCAACTAAGCGCACTTATCGAGCATCAGCAGCAGGCTTGCCGCCGGCGGTTAGACTTGGACATTTACGGAATAGTTACCGCTATATCGTAGAGGGGCAAGGGTGGGACGCCGTGGGGTATGTTGGTAGTGACATTGAATACAGCCATTATTTAGAATATGGCACATACAAAATGAAGCCAAGACCGCATTTAGTACCGGCTATGCAAGAAAGCAAGGCGCAAATTTTCACATACTTTGAGGGCATTTTATGAGCGTAAATAGTACGATTTACAACCATTTAGAGCAAGATGAAAGACTTAGAGAACTTTTAGCGCCTAGTTCAATAAACCCTAGTAAGAAAGCCATTTACGAAGAGTGGGCGGAGAGCGAAACGACTTTTCCTTACATGGTTTTATCTTTTTCCTTTGGGCTAGGCGATCACTACGCAAAAAACGAAAGCATTCTAAACATTGACATATTCAGCTATAGCAATAGTGTGCAAGCCGAGGACATAAAAGAGGCATGTATTTTTGCCCTAGATAGGCAAACTATTGTAGATACAACAGACGGCGCTTATATACGTTGCTATTATAACCGTGACGGCATTATAGTGGAGCCTACCGAAAATGTGACGCATTGGAATTTAGAAATAGCGTTGCACCATTGGCGAAACGGTTTAATTGATAAGCTAGTCTAACATCAAAGACCAAACAACAGGAGGCATTTATAATATGGCTAGAAGTACAAATGGATTAACAAAAGAAACAGTAGACCGCTTTGTCATTGATGCAGGCGCAGTATATTTAAACGTAGGCGAAGCAGACGAGCGTTTACTAGGCGCAACACGTGGCGGCAATGAGTTTACAATTGACCAAGATATTAAACTAATCGAAATTGACGGCGTGAAAGGCGCAACGATGGGCGCACGCCGCATTGTTGAAAGTAATGCAACGCTTAAAGTGAATTTACTAGAGCTTACAAGCGAAAATATTATGTTAGCGATCGCAGGCGCAGACGCAACAGATTATACAGACCCTAGCATTGAGCCGGCACCGGCTACGCCTTCACATGACCGTATTCGCCGCACACGTAACATTTCAGACATGGACTTTATTAAATCTATTTCAGTTGTGGGCAAAGTAAGCGGCAGCGCCGAAAACATTATTGTTACAATCTATAACGCTTTATCAGATGATTCATTTGAATTAGCGTTTGAAGATCGAGAAGAGGGAGCGCTAGAAATTACGTTCACGGCTCATTATGATCCGGCAAACGTAGAGGAAGAACCTTGGAGCATTGATTTTCCTAAAGAGGTTAGCGCATAACATTTTGATCAAGTTGAAGCAAGTATAAAATAATGGAAAAAGAGAAGCCTCCTATATAGGGGGCTTTTTTACATTACAGGAGGTAACAACATGAGAAGATTAAACAGTAATGATTTAATGACGTGTGTAGCCATTTTTGGGAAAGTAGGCAATAACTTAAAAGTTGAAGCCGGCGCAAGTGAGGCAGCGCTAGGAATGCAATTTGTAAGTAGCGCATTATCATTTGCACAAAGCGATATAAAAGTTTTACTGGCAGACATTGCAGAAATGACCGTAGAAGAATTTGAACAACAGCCTTTTGATTTTCCTATCACGGTAGTTGAATGGTTGTTTGATAATGAGGATATGAAGTCTTTTTTTCAGCGTGTCAAAGCCTTAACTCAAAAGTTTTAATAACAATAAAAGATAAGCTTGCTCAAAGGTATGGTTGGACACTTGAATATATCCAATCCATGCCTTTTTTATCGTTTATGGAGGCTTTGACCATGCTAGAGCATGGATTTAAGAGCGATTTTAACGACCAAATGACCTTGCAAGCATTTAACGCATGGCAAATTCTCGAAGCGTTAAAAGTAATGCTAGGGGGAGACACTAAAGGCGCAGCAAGCTTTCAAGATTATTGTAAAAAGCTTGGATTGATCGAAGACAAAGAACCGACAGAACAAGAAAACGAATTGCAAAAACGTGCAAAACAAATAGAAAAAGAACAAGCCCTAGAAACAGCTTCTAAGATTCTACAATTACACCGAAAGGGGCGAGCAAGTAAAAATGGTTGAAGCATTTAAACTACTTGGCGAAATTAGCCTTAAAGGCGGCGCCGAGGTACAAAAACAACTAGACGCCATAGCTAAGAGCACCGAGGGCGCCGGCACGAAAATGAGTAGTTTCGGCACCACGATGGCAACCACAGGCGCAGCCGTTGGAAAAGCGGCAAGCAGTATGAGCCAAGCCGGCGGCGGCTTTTCTAAGGTTGGCGCCGAGGCGACCAAGGCAAGCGGCAACATGAGCGCCTTTGCAAAATCCTTCGGCACATCATTCAGCCGTATGCCTAGTGAGCTTAAAGAAATAGCAAGGAGCATGACAAACGTAGACGCCGAGACAAAAACCATGTTCCAAAGCATGGTGAACGCTTGGCAAACGCAAGACAAAGCCCAAGCCGGCTTAAAGAAACAGTTAATGGAAAACCGCTTGGAATGGTTGAAACTTTCACAAGCAGGCAAGACATGGAGCGGCACAAACGCCGCCTTTATGGCGCAAGTCGTAGCGCTTGGCGCCGCACAAAAAGCCATAACAGACCAAATGAGAGCCGCTAATGATATGGCAAAGGCAAGCTTTATTGCAAGCGTGGGACAACTCTTAAATATGAGCACGCAAAGCAGTAAGATTGCCGATAATTACACACGAATGGCAAACCCTTTATATAATGCTAACAAGCCGCTATTAACCATGAGCGGAGGACTAGAGCGCATAGCACGTGGCGGATCGGCGGCGGCGCTAGCTCTTAAACAGCTCGGCCCGACAGCCAACATGAAGCAATTACAAGACCATACAAACATGATTAACCAAGGCTTAACACGTTTTCAATCCGTGGCACTTGTAGCCGGAGCCGCTAGCATTATGCTATATGGCAATATGCACAAGTCAGCTATGGAAAATGAGAACTATGCAAGAAGTTGGAACAATATGAAAGAAGCCATAAACAATGCCATGCAGCCTATGCGTGACGTTTTCACGTCCATTATGCCGCACGTGTACGACTTCATAACTAGCATTGCAAAGCTTATTTCTAAGTTCAATGAAGCGCACCCGACCATAGCAAAAATAGTAGCGGCATTCATGCTATTAGTGCCGGCGTTAACACTCATACTTTCACCATTAGCCATAGGCATTGGCTTAATAGGTGGAATGCAAGCCGCCTTTGCCATGTTGGCGCCATTTATTATGCCGCTTGTCACTGGACTTGCCGCCATGAGCGGAACCGTTATTTTAGTAACCGCCGGCATTATTGCCCTAGTGGCGGCAGGCGTGGCGCTTTATCAAAATTGGGACACGGTGAAAGCTTATCTTATTAGCGCATGGAACGCCATTAAGACGGCGAGTGCCGCCACGTGGACGGCGATCACCACGGCGCTTAGTACCGCATGGAACGCAGCCAAGACGGCGACCACGACAGCATGGAACGCCATTTCTAGTTTCTTTTCGACTTGGTGGGCAGGCGTAAAGAGCCGCTTTTCATCAGATGTAAACGGTGTCAAAACCGCACTTTCTACAGGGTGGAACGCAGTTAAAACCGCCGCCATTACAGCGTGGAACGGTATTAAAGATGGCATTGTAAACGCATTTACAGCAGTAAAGACCGGCATTTCAAACGTATGGGAAGGCATTAAGACCGCCTTTAATAACGGTGTCAATATTGTTAAAAACATAGCGAATCAATTCCTGCAATTTTTCTTAAATTATACGCCGCTTGGCTATGTAGTAAAAACCATTGCCGCAAACTGGGACACGATCAAACAAACGTTTTCTATTTTAGGCGATTCAGTCAAAGCCATTTGGAATTTGTTATGGGACGCAATCAAAACCGCCGTAGAGCCAAAACTCACAGCGATAAAAACCGCTATCACGAACGCATGGAACGCAATTAAGACTGGCACACAAACGGCGTTCGATGCCATTAAGAGCGTGCTTACAACCGTATGGAATGCTATAAAATCCGTGGTTATGCCGATAGTGGACGCCTTGAAAACAGGTATCACAAACGCTTGGAATGCCTTGAAAACCGCAACACAGACGGCATTTAACGCAATCAAGACAGCGCTTACAACGGCGTGGAATGCGATAAAAGCGGCGGTCATGCCAATTGTAGAGGCTTTAAAAACAAGCATTACAAATGCGTGGAACGCTTTAAAATCCACAACTACAAGCGTATGGAATGCGATAAAATCAGCGCTTACAAGTGCATGGAACTCTATAAAATCAGCCGTTTCAAGTGCGGCAAATGCCGTAAAGTCAACAGTTTCTAATATTTGGAACTCTGTAAAATCCACAACGTCAAGTGTTTGGAACAGTATTAAGAGCTCGCTTAGTAGCGTATGGAACAGCATTAAGAGCACGGTAACAAATGCCGCTAACAATGTGCTTTCATCTGTAAAGAGCAAATTTAATGCAGCTAAGACAGCCATTACAAAGCCAATTAGCGATGCGTACAGCAAAGTAAAAAGTACCATAAGCCAAATGGTTAGAGCCGTAACCGGCATTAGTTGGAAAGTGCCGCTTCCTAAAGTGCCGCACATTAATGTTAACGTGAAATGGGGAGGACCAGGGAATAAAATTCCATATCCGTCTTTTTCTGTTAAGTGGGGTGCCTATGGTGGTATCTTGGACGGCGCACAATTGATTGGAGCCGGCGAGCGAGGCAAAGAAATGCTAATGCCGCTTGAAGGAAAATACTTTAAGCCAGTAGCCGGAATGATTGCCGAACAAATGAAAGCTTTAAATGTTAACATGGCAGGCGCCGGCGGTGCAAGCATTAATGTGCCGCTTGTGTTAAATGGGCGAGAGATCGCAAGGGCGGTTGTGCCAAACCTAGACAAAGAGCTAGAGCGACAAAGACAGATTAGAAAGAGAGGCTTTTAAAACATGACCGCTCTAAGATATTTCACGTTTGGCGGCAAAGACAGCCGCACCTATTTTAAATATATAAACAAGCTCGCAAGACCATATATGCCGCCGATCAGCGTGCCGGCTATCGAGATACCGAACCGAGCCGGCTCTATTGACCTACAGCGCAACGAAATAGGCACAAGAGAGATAAGTATGACCGTTACACTTGTAGCCCTTACAGACGCCGATTTAAGGGCGCAGGTGAGGGCGCTTAGTGCCTTCTTAATCTACAGCAAGGCACAAGAATTGATATTCAGTGACGAGCCGAACAGAAAATATTTTGCTCGCTTTAATCATACAAGCACAGACCTTGAAGAGATCGCACAAACAGGCGAGGGAGAAATAACGTTCACTTGCTTTGACCCATTTGCCTATTCAACCGTAGAGAATAACAGTTTATTCATGACCGAGCTAAACACCATAACGAACAATGGCAGCACTAGGCTTTTCCCTAGATTTAGAGTTGTGCCAAGTGTAGCCATAAACAATTTTCAGCTATCTAATTTAACGACAGGCGCCACGCTCACATATAACGCCGCCATTGGTCAATTAGTGCCAGTGATTTTTGATTTTTCGACTAACCAAGTTTATTTGGAAAGCACCAAAGAAAGCCTTATAAAAAATGTGACCCTAGACAGTACATTTTTTCCGCTTGAAATTGGCGCAAATAATTTAAAAGCGAGCTTGGCAGATGGAAGCGTAACTGGTGTAAATAACCAAAACGTCAGAATTTACTGGACGGAACGTTTTTATTAAGTCAAGAAAAAAAGTTATTTCCAATTGCTTAATAAACAGAAAAAAGTTTTGTCAAGACCTTGACTTATATGTACTCCGTATGCTCGCTGTTTTTAGTAAATTTTAATACTAATACACGCATAAGGCGTAAAAATGCTTAGAAGGCAATTTGAAGCGTTACAGCATTATGTATTTTTTAGAAAGGGAGGCACGCCGCTTTGTTGTATGTTTTTAACAGAAATGAGGAAGTCGTAGCCGTTTTAGAACAAAGCAATAAAGATGCCTGCCAGTATAGCGGCGGCAATGTGAAAAGTGTTTTAAATGGTGAACAGGTTCTCACGTTTCGAGTGCCCTATCATCATGACGATGCTAAGAAAATTGAAGAACACGGATATATAGCAAGACAAAACAAGTATAGACAATGGCAGCTTTTCCAAGTGACCGAGCTTATAGAAGTTCATAGCGAAGACATAGAGCTAGAGGTTACGTGTGAAGGCTCTTATGTTGAAATGGATAATATACCGATTGAGGACATGACCTTTGACCGGAAAACGCCGGCGGTTGTATTGCCTGCTTTATTGAGTGGGACAAGATGGGAAGCCGGAAATATAACAGGAACCGGCATTCACGACTTGACCTTAAAAAACAGCTCCTTGCTTGAAGCGCTTTCAGATTTTAAAGCAAGATGGCTTGTTGAAATTAGTTATAGAATCGAAATAGCAGGCAACCGCATAAGCCGCCGTATAGTCGATTGTGCGAACGTTCAAGGGGCTTGGAAGGGTAAACGCTTTGAGTATACAAAAGACCTCGTAGAAGTCACTAGAACGGTTGACGCAAAGAATGTTAAGACGGCACTTTATGGACTAGGCAAAGAAATAGACGATAGCGGCGGCTTACGTGAAACTTTTGCAGACGTTGTATGGACAAAAGGCGTAGACGGCGCACCGGCAGACAAGCCGGCAGGGCAAACATGGGTAGGGGAT